AGAATAAGAGAAGAAATAAGTTATTTATACGCAGATGAAACAGATGATATTATTAACGATGCAGCAGGAAACAACCTAAAATAGTATACTAATATGGGAAAGTCTATATTAATATAGTATATAACAATTATGTAACAATATAAAATGACATTAAATAAAGGAATGATACCACTAAATCAAAGAACGCCAGAAGAAGTACGAGCGATAACAAGAAAAGGTGGGTTAAGTCGTAGTCCTAAAAAGAGTATGGCTAGAAAGATTTCGTGGTTAAAACGTAAAGGTTACGTGACGTCAAAGGATAGAGAATGGTTCTTGGCAAGGATTCTTGACCCTGAAGCAGATATTATATACTTGCAAGAACTCACTTATCGATTGCAGAAATCGTTGCCTGAAACAGAGTTAAAAGATGTTATCGACCTCGGTATTAAATTGCATAAAGCAAAGTTTGGTGAGAAGCATAAGGTTTTAAGCATTAATGTTGAGGTTACGCCGGAACAATTAACGGCTCGTAATGAGGAGTTGGATGAGCAAATTAATAAGTTAATGGGGGATGAAACAAAATGACAAATATATTTATAGAAATATGTAATTATTTATTTGTTATGATAATACTTCAAATTATAACAATAATAGTATTAATATATAATAATAAGAAATAAAAAGAATGGAATCATACAAGAACATACTAAACAGAATCATTAAGACTAGACTCGGTAAAAACAAGCATATAAACAAGGAAGAATACAAGACAGCGAGTATAGGAGAAAACATGTATGAAGACAAAACATTATACGAGTTCAATAAGAAAGCGGCGTGGATGCATTACGTGTTCAAATACAAAATGGTTATGCCAATACTACTATTACTAGAACGATTACTAAGAAAACACTTAGTCAGAGAATACAAGACGATTAAATGGCATAATAAGGGTTTACAAGAATTCGATGAAGCATACGAGAAAGCATTAAAGACTTGGTCAAAGTATTTAGAAGTGAAAAGTTCATCAAAAAGAATAAATTTTTATGAAAAAGGAAATGGTAGCATAGGAGTACTAAGATTAATGAAGAATATTGTATTAACTGTTTGCTCACACGACGATGTTTACATTGAGTTCACTAATATGTTAATGAACGAGATGCGACAAAGTAAATCATATAATAAGAGTGGTAAACACTTATTACACACAGATAAGTATGTTAATGGTCCTGAGTATATGCAGTATTATCATATCGGGGAGTACTTAACGAGTGGTAAGATTAAACTTAAAAAGTTATAAGAGATAATATATATATTATATATACTATATTATGAGTAAGGCCAGACGGCAATGATTAAAGGATATATTGAGAGTAACACTTAGAGACTTAAAAAAAGTATTAAACAAGGTAGAACCTAAACAGTATTCTAGTATACTAAAGCGTATATTCAGTTACCCTGAGAACATAGACACATTCGCATACTACTTCTTCGGACACGCAATGCAAACCAAGACACCATTATTCCATTACGAAATATACGATTTCTTATTAATCCCTGAAAGCGGGGCATTAGCTGCTCCAAGAGGATTCGCTAAAAGCACGGTGACAGGATTATTCTATATAAGTTGGTTAATAGTTAATAAGAAAAAGAAGTACATAGTATATATGAGTCAGAACTATCAGAAAACTGTTCAATTCGTAGAACCATTAAGAAAAGAGTTCGAGACTAATGAGAAAATACATGAGGTCTACGGTAAATTAACGCCTAGAAAAGTGTTAGACCAAGCGTCAGGTAAGAATAGGGAGGATATGATAGATATTAATAATGTTAGAATACAAGCTGTATCTTTTAATAATAATATTAGGGGGTTCAAGTACCTTAATCAAAGACCTGACCTCATAATAGGTGATGATATTGATGATGATGAACGAGTTATTAATCCTGACCTTAGATACAAGGATTATATGAAGCTCGTTAAACAAATATTGCCTAGTCTTAGTAACGAGGTTGGTGCAGTGTTTAAGATGATTGGGACAATGCTGCATTGGGATTCGTTACTCGCTAAAAGGATTAAAAAGTGTCACGGTAAAATTTATAAGGCGTGCAGGATAGAGAATGATAAGATAGTGAAGGATTCCTTATTATGGGGTGATTTCTGGGGTGTTGAGAAATTAGAAGCTCAAAGACGAGAATTAGGTAGTGTAGGGTTTAGTAGTGAATACCTTAATAATCCTATTGAGAACGAGGCGAGCTTGATTACGATGGAGTGGTTAAGGAAATGTTTTGATATTGAGCGGTCTTATGATGATGATACATTAAAAGGTGATAATAAGTATTTAGGTGTTGATTTCGCTTTCGGTGATAGAGTAACAAATGATTCATCAGCGTTCGCAGAAATAGTAATAATAGACACTAAAAAACTTCTTAATAGACTTATATATAAGAAAGGTATGAGCATTACTCAACAATTTGATTACATTGACCAATTACATTTACTTAATAATTATGATTGTTGCGTAATGGAAGAGAATAGTATTCGTAGTATGAGTAAAGAATTGTATCATTACGATTTCCCTTATTACCTTATTTGGACTGGTTCTAGTGATACAGCTGCTAAGGTCACGCCTGAGAAAGAGTTTCAGGATAAGCGTCATAGTATTAGTAAAACGAATATGATTAAGAGGTTAGCTGTTGAGTTCGAGAATCAAACAATTGTTTTACCATATAAGACTGATGCTGATAAGGAATTAACATTAAAGTTATGTGATGAGTTATTAACGTTTGCTTTGCAAGATGGTAAAATAGTGGAGGTTGGAATACACGCTGATGCACCGATAGCGATTGGTATGGTTTTAGAAAAACATAATCTTAATCAGTTCGTGATGGATTGGTAAAGATTTTGGGAGAGGTGGATTATTAATTAAAAATGGATAGTATGTATAAAATATTAAGTTGCCCGAGTTGTGGTAAAGGCAAAACGAATAAGACACACTCATTCGGGGCGTACAGGATTTACTTTAATGGTAATATTTTAAAACTTAAATGTAGGACTTGTGGACACATATTAAGGTTTCGTATTATACGAGGAGGAATATAAGATGAAAAAGGATTGTATATTATTAGAGGATTTAGCGAGATTAACCGAGCAGGACAGGTTAAAGAATGATATAAAAGTGTTAATTGATAGAGAGAAACTAAAAGTGATAAGGGTGAACGTATGACTAAAATAAGAGTTCTTTGTTATATCCCGGTACATAGGAATATGGAAGCAATGAATGCTCTTTGCTTATTAGAGTTAATGAAGCATGAGATGAGTAGGGGAGAAGTAGATTTACATATTTGTTTCTTAGTCGGTGAAAGTCTTATACAACGAGCACGTAACACGATAGCGAACAAGTTTTTAAGAAGCGATTATGACTACTTATTAATGATTGATAGTGATATAATATTTAAGAAAGAAGTATTACAACAATTACTTAGTCGTGATAAACAATTAATAGGTGCTAATTATGTGCATAAGAATACTATGAAGCGATGGGCTGGTAAACCCGATGATTTCGATGAAGAAGTAAGTTCTGCTAGTTTTATACCGACAGGTATGATTCTTATTAAGAGGAACACGTTTGATTTATTAAAGGAGAGAATAGATGTTCCAACTTATAAGACTAGTGAATCACTTAAAGAATACGGCTTCTTTAATTGTTTCATTGATAACAAAATATTATTAAGTGAGGATTGGGCTTTCAGTAAGAGATGTGAAAAAGCAAAGATTAAGGGTTATATAGATAATACTATACAACTAGGTCATATAGGACAAAAAATATATGTGGGGTACTAAATATGGTAGTGGATAGAAAATTAAAAAAGATAAGTAAGAACAGGTTTGAACTGCAAACAATAGATAAACCAAATGATTTAATAACAGTGAAAGGGTATAAACCAGAAGAGTTAAGAGATATATATAAGGAATTAAAGTTCAGGCAGAATCAGGCGATAATGCAAAAAGATAAGCTTGAAAAAGATATTGGTAAACTAGATGTTGATGACACGCCAGTATTAAGAGAATTATTGGAAAAGTTTGAGTCAGCTAAGAAATTAATGGATAAAGACAAGTTTGAAGACCAAATGAAAATGGTTAAAGCAGATTTAGCAATGTTAAAGAACCAGATTAAAGAGATTAGTGCAGCTGTGCCTGAAGTATTACGTAACAAATAATACTTTTTTTTTCTTTCTTTTTTATTTTATAAATAAAATACATTTAAAAAGATTAAAAAAAATAAGTGATAATATGTACATTTAAAATGGCAGATGACATAAATATTAATGCATCACTAAACGATTACACTATTATCCCAGCCATTAACACTTATAGTGTTACTGAATCATTAAACTCATATAATATCGTGATATCATCAAAACTAGCGTTTGGTGATACAGTTGTTGACGGTGGAAGCCCGTAAAACAATTTATTAAAAATGGCAGATGATAATATAAATGTAGATATCAGTATTTCTAGTTTAAGTATACCAATAAATGTTGGCACTCTTGAAACAACAGTGTTAGATGACCCTGTTGATGGTGGTTCACCCGCAACCACTGGAATAGTAGTAAATGGGGGAAGTCCTTAAATGACTATTTATCAAATACAGATAAGAAGGGGAACAGCAACTACTTGGACTAATACAAATCCTATTCTGGCAAGTGGGGAAATGGGTTATGAAACTGATACTGGCAATTTTAAGTTCGGTGATGGAACTACTGCGTGGAATGAATTAAGTAATAGTGGGGATAAATATGAATTATTTACTTTAGATGCTACTAATATTTCAAACAAATATGTTGAGCTTGTTGGTATAATAAATGATAATCAAAGTATAAGAGTATTTGTGGATAACATAGGTATAAAAGCAGAACAAGGTATTGATTATAGTGTTAGTGGAAACCAAATTTTTTGGAATACTTATGAATTACAATCATTACTAGAAGAAGGGGATAAATTAAAAATATTTTATATATGAGGTAAATAAAAAAAATGGCAAAATTAAAAGGAAAATACATAACTGATGATACTATCGCAGAAGAAAAATTAGACATATCTAACTCACCTAGTGATGGATATTTATTAGAATATAAAGATTCAACAGATAAGCTTACATGGGTGGCACCAGATACTACTGAAGCTCATGACGTGAAAGTTAGTGCTGACGATACTACGCCAGGTTATCTTAATGGAAAATTAGTAATAGTTACTGGAAAAACAACTTTAACAGAAAATAATGGTGGCGGAAACGAAACATTATCCATAGGTATTGGTGCAGACATATTTGATCATACAAGTGATGATACTGATGATATTTCAGAAGGGGATAATAAGTTTGTTACGGCAGCAGATATTACTAAACTAAGTAATTTATCAGGAACAAACACTGGGGATATCACAGTTACAGACACTACAGAAATTGATTTATCATTAACTGGACAACAAATTAGTGCAGATATTAAATCTTCCTCTATTGATGAAACAAAGCTTGATGTTAGCGTTAATACTTCACTTGATTTAGCAGATACATCTGTACAAAATAGTGGTAATGAAACAGTAAATGGTATTAAAACTTTTGGTAGTTTTCCAATATCACCTTCATCCGCACCAACTACAGACTATCAATTATCAAATAAGAAATATGTTGATGATATAATAAAAGCAGCAGATGCAATGGTTTACAAAGGAGCAACAGATTGTTCTGGTACCCCAAATTATCCGGCAGCAGATGCAGGAGATACTTATAAAGTAAGTGTGGCTGGTAAAATAGGTGGAGCATCAGGAGTAGTTGTAGAAGTAGGAGACATGTTTATTTGCACAGCAGATAGTACGGCAAGTGGTGATCAAGCAACAGTTGGAGCTTATTGGGATGTTTTACAAGTTAATATTGATGGAGCAGTTATAGGCCCAGCAAGCGCGGTTAGTACAGATTTAGCCACATTTGATGGAACAACTGGAAAATTAATTGCAGATAGTGGTTTATTATTAGCAAATGTGTTTGATAAATCAACAGATGATACAGATGATGTTACCATAGGAGATGCAAAATTTGTAACTTCAAGTGATATAACAGTTTTAGGAAATACTTCTGGAACTAATAGTGGTGATGAAGTAGTCGCTACAGGTGCAGAAGTAAATACTGGTTCTGATAATGTTAAAATGGTTACGCCTAAAGCAGTAGCTGATAGTAAATATATTACATCTGATGGTACAGAAACACTTACTAATAAAACAATTGATGCAAATGGCACAGGTAACGCAATATCTAATATTGATGTAGCAGACTTAGCAAATGGGACAGATGGAGAATTAATTACTTGGAGTGCAGCAGGGGTTGCAGCAACTGTGGGAGTTGGAACAACAGGGTATGTATTAACAAGTGGTGGAATAGGAGTTGCACCAACTTTTCAAGCAGCATCTTCTGATGAAATTAGAATAGTTGAAATTATTACTCTTGATGCAACAGATATTTCAAATGGTTACAATGATGATTTAGCACAAGTTCCT